CCCTACGCACGTAATGCCCGAACCCACAGCGATGCCCAAGTGGCACAGATCGCGGCCTCGATCACCGAGTTCGGCTGGACCAACCCGATCCTCACAGACGGTGCCAAGGGTTTGATTGCTGGCCATGGTCGCTTGATGGCCGCGCGCAAGCTCGGACTCAAGGATGTGCCGGTCATTGAGCTGGGGCACCTGACGCCCGAGCAAAAGAAGGCCTACATCCTGGCCGACAACCGGTTGGCCGAGAACGCTGGCTGGGATGACGAGCTCTTGAAACTCGAGTTGGCCGAGCTCAAAGCGGCCGACTTCGATCTGGACCTGATGGGTTTCACCGACAAGGAGCTCGAAGAGCTGCTCAACGGCGACGAGTCAGGCGGTGGTTTGACTGAGGATGATGCAATCCCAGAAGCACCAGTAGATCCTGTTTCCAGACCTGGGGACTTGTGGATTCTCGGCAACCACCGCCTCCTTTGTGGCGACTCAACGATCCTGTCGGATGTCGAGCGCCTCATGGGCGGTCAACTTGCAGACATGACCTTCACCGATCCACCCTACAACGTGGACTACGGCAACAGCGCCAAGGACAAGATGCGCGGCAAAGACCGACGCATCATGAACGACGACTTGGGCGATGGGTTCTTCCAGTTCCTGTACGACGCCTGCCTGAACCTGCTCCTGGTCACCAAGGGCGCCTGCTACGTGTGCATGAGCTCATCGGAGCTGCACACCTTGCAAAAAGCCTGGATCAAGGCAGGGGGCAAGTGGTCCACGTTCATCATCTGGTCCAAGAACACCTTCACGCTTGGTCGCGCGGATTACCAGCGCCAGTACGAGCCGATCCTGTACGGTTGGAAGCAGGGTTCGGACCACTTCTGGTGCGGCGATCGCGATCAGTCAGACATCTGGAACTACAACAAGCCACGGGTCAATGACTTGCACCCGACCATGAAACCTGTCGAACTGGTCGAGCGGGCCATCAAGAATTCATCCAAGAGCAGAGACATCGTGCTGGACCTGTTTGGAGGTTCGGGCACCACCCTGATCGCCAGTGAAAAGACCGGGCGTCAGGCTCGACTCATTGAGCTCGATCCCAAGTTCGTGGATGTGATCATCAAACGCTGGGAGGACTACACCGGCCAGCAGGCGGTGCGCGAGGACGATGGCGTGAAATTCGGTGAGCTGGCCATCAGTGCAGCTATTGCACAGGGGCAGGATGGCCCTGCGGTGGCTAGTGCCTGATCTCAGTTGCCCGAGAAATTCGGGTACAGGTCGCCACTCGTGATGTCGGCGTTGTAGGTGAGCTTGTCAAACTCGCCGCGCTCGTCAGCCAGGTACACGCCCCCGACCGATTGAATGGCCACCCCGTATTTGCGGGTGAGGGCGGTCAGTTCGGCGATGAAGCGGTCGTAGTTATTTTCGACTTGCGTTGTCGTGTTGATGGCTGCCATTTGGTTCTCCTTGTTGCGATGACTGTATGAACGCTCTACTTGCGTGATAAGTAAAGCGATTCATCCAATCTTTCTAATCAGTTGCTTATTTGTGACTGATCAGCCCAAACGCGCGAGGTAGCGAACGCTGTCTCCTCCGGATGGATCGATGAACAAGTAGGGGCGACCAGGTGCGTGCACCATCACGCATAACCGGCCATCCCAGTAATCGCCTCCCTTGCCTTTGAGCCAGTCGCGAGACTTGCCAAGGTTCAATTTGAAGCCATCAAATTCTTCGGGGTCCATCTCCCGGATCTCGGTCACGTAGACCGCCTCGACGCCGCAAGCGGCAATGTCGGAGATGTCTGTCGGCTTGCGGCCAAAGGGCAGCGGGATGCTGAGCTTTTGAACCTGCAATTCGCGGCCATCGAAGTTGATGGTCGTGGGCTTGGATTCGATGGTGATAGTGATGGGGTTCATGAGGTCCTCAAACGGTTGTGGTGGTGATTCGGTAGACGCGGTCTGTGCCGGTCTGCTTCTCTGAGGTGATCTCCAGCCCCAGCTTCTTTTTGAGTGCACCTGCCATCGCGCCGCGCACGGTGTGAACCTGCCAGCCTGTGGCCTCGGTCATCTGCGGCAGCGTGGCGCCCTCGGCGCGGCTGAGCAACTCGATCAGCACGGCTTGCTTGGTGCTTTCGCGTGTTGTGCGTGGTGGCTGAGTGGTGATGCCGATCTCTTGCAACCCTGTGGCTGTGGCCACGTACACCTCGGGCTCTGAAGCGCTGGCCTCAATCAGCTGCGCGTTGCGCATGGCCGTGAGCACCTTGATGCGTGCACCACCCTTGAGGGTGTCGGGGAAGTTGGTCAGTTTCTTTTGAGGATGCTGCGCAGCGGCTTCAAGCAGCGCGCGTTGGGTGTCCGTGAGTTTCATTGTTTGCCTTTCGATGTTGTTGATGTGTTTTTTGCTGCTTCGATCCCTGCGGCGTAAGCAGCCTCCAGTGCGCCCTTGATAGACCAGACTGCGACGTCGTGAAAGTCCAGGCGATCGCGGTGCTGGGTCTCCAGTGTTTCGATGAACAAGTGCTCTTTGGCGATCTGCTCCAGCAGCTTGTTCAGGTCTTTGTTTTGTTTCATTGCTTGATTCCTTTCGTTAATCCAATGTGATGGATTGACGCTCTGAATCAAGATGAAGCCAAGTCAATTTTTCGAGCTGTCGCTTAATTCTTGAAAGCCGATTGAGATGCCGCGAAGTGCGCCCACTCCTTGCCGATACCCGGGTTGCGCGCAGGTGCTGAACGTGCCTGGCTACTGCAGCAATCACCAGCCTCAAGTGCACCGTGAGTACGGGCGTGCGCGGCGTGGGTTCGACACCGAGCTGGGCTTCTATCAATTGGCTAGGTGGCGCAACACACGTGCAGCGGTGCTACGGGATAACCCGCTTTGCTGCAGGTGCCAGGCCAAGGGCTTGTTGCAACCAGCCAAGGTGGTCGATCACATCGTTCCAGTCAAACAAGGCGGTGAGCGCTTTGAGCGAGCGAACCTGCAAAGCCTGTGCGTGCCCTGTCACAACGCCAAGACCGCCTCAGAGACGGCATCCCTGCGCAACCAGGCCCCGTCCTGAGGGGGTAGGGGGTCTGAATCTCTACAGACTGGCGCCCAAGATGCGTGCGCTTGCGCAAATTTTTGTGCGTGCAAATTGAACAAGGGGGGATATCAGGACTCCCAGGTGCCTACAGGGCTCCCATCGCTATCCCACTCAACAATTAATTTGGCGGGAAAGTTAAGGCGGGTTTCTTTCAATATTTCTATTACTCGTAGGCACTCAACCCATCGCCTGACCTCGGCTGAAGGCTCAAAAGTGATGTCGAAAGAATTTCCATTCAATGTGGTCAGAACGTATTTTTGTCGGCCAAGTCGATGCCCGGGTTCATCTTTAACTGTGTCGACGAGATATGTACCGGGCGGCAATCGTTTCAACTTACTCATGGAAATCTCCGAGCTATGGCTGGCCGCAAACCTGTACCTACAAGCATAAAGCAGCTCAAAGGCACGTTGCAGCCATGCCGGACCAATTACCACGAGCCCGTCCCAGAAGGCTTGCTGGTTGAGCCTCCGGACTACATGCCAGAAGGAGCCAAAGCCGCCTGGCGTTACGCGCTTGAATGTGCCCCGCCCACGCTGATTCGCAAGCTGGACATGTCCGTGCTGGAGATCTGGGCCTGTGCGGCAGATCTGTACCGACAGGCCCAGACGGGCATCGGCAAAACGGGGCTCTTGGTGAAGGCACCCCATAGCGGTGTGCCCATGCAATCGCCGTACTTGGCCATTGCCAACAAGCAGGCCCAGATCATGACCAAGGCTGCGATCGAGATGGGGTTCACCCCAGCGTCTCGCTCGCGCATCTCCATTCCAAACGAACGCCCGGGCGAGGAGCTCGATCTCTGGGAGGACATCGTGGGTTGACCCAAAGGGACACAGGATGAGCACATACGCTGCGAGCGCCAAACAATATGCTGAGCGCGTTGTCTCCCACGAGATCCTGACCTGCGAGTGGGTCCAGAAAGCCTGCAAACGCCAGCTTGATGACCTGGTCCGCTTCAAGCGCAAGAGCAGCCTGTACCAGTTCAATCCGGAACTGCTTGACCGTTATGGCAGACCCTACAGGCCAGCGGACAACCTGTGCGCCTTCATTGAGCGACTGCCCCACGTCAAAGGCCCACTGGCCAGCAAGATGATCGTTCTGGAGCCCTGGCAGGTGTTCATCCTGTCCACGGTCTTCGGATGGGTCAAATCAGACGGCAAGCGCCGCTTCAGACGCTCCTACATCGAGGTGCCTCGGGGCAACGCCAAGTCCACCCTGTCCTCGGCAGTGGGCCTGTACATGCTGGCAGCCGACCGCGAGGGCGGCGCTGAGGTGTATTCGCTGGCCACCACGCGGGATCAGGCACGCATTGTCTTTGGCGATGCCCAGACCATGGCACGCCTGAGCCCGGGATTTCGGAACCGCTTTGCCGTGAACGTCGGGGCACACAACATGCATGTGCTCCAGACCGGCTCCAAGTTCGAGGCGCTCTCGGCAGAGGGCTCCACGCTCGACGGCTTGAACATTCACTTCGGCTGCATCGACGAGTTGCACGCCCACAAGACCCGAACGGTCTATGACGTGGTGGAAACCGGTACCGGCAAGCGGGACAACTCACTGCTGTGGGTGATCACCACGGCTGGCAGCAACCGATCGGGCATTTGCTACGAGGTGCGAAGTTTTGTCACTAAGTTGCTCAACCGGGTCTTCGAAGACGACTCCCAGTTCGGAATCATCTACGGGCTCGATGAAGGTGATGACTGGGCGGCCAAGGACTCGCTCATCAAAGCCAACCCCAACTGGGGAATCTCGGTGCGCGAAGAGATTCTGGTGCCCCTGCAGGCCAAGGCCATGCAGTTGCCCAGCGCGGTCAACAACTTCAAGACCAAGCATCTCAATGAGTGGGTGAGTGCAGACACGGCCTGGATGGACATGCGGTCCTGGGATGCCAGTGCCAACCCCGATCTTGAGCTCGATCAGTTCCTGGGCCAGCCCTGCTGGCTCGGTCTGGACCTGGCCAGCAAGACGGATATCGCGGCGCTCGTCATGGTGTTCGAGCACCCTGACACACCAGACGCATATGCGGTGTTTGGCAAGTACTACCTGCCCGAGGACACGGTTCAGGCGGCGGGCAACAGCCAATACGAGGGCTGGGCCCATACAGGACGCCTTTCGGTGACGCCGGGCAACGTGATTGACTTCAGCTGGATTGAAGCCGATTTGCTGGACATCTCGTCGCGGTTTTCTGTCCAAGCCGTGGCCTTTGACCCGTTCCAGGCCACGCAGCTGTCCACGCGGATGTTGTCCGAGGGCTTGCCCATGATCGAAGTGCGCCCCACGGTGCTGAATTTCAGCGAACCGATGAAGACGCTTGAAGCACTGGTTCTTCAAAAGAAGCTCGTCCATGACGGTGACCCGGTCCTCGCCTGGATGGCCAGCAACGTGGTGGCCCACACGGACGTCAAAGACAACATCTATCCAAGGAAGGAAAGACCAGAAAACAAGATAGACGGCATCGTGGCACTGATCATGGCCCTCTCACGGGCGATCAAACCGGGAGAATCGGTGGTGCTGGGATCCGACTATGAGTTGATGGTGCTCTGACGTCATGGGTATTTTCAATTTCTTTGACCGCTTCAGAGCTTCCAGGATTGGAGTCCAAAGTGATCGCTCACCCTGGGGAGACTTTTACTTTGAGCCAGTCTCGGCTCGAAGCATCTCCGGCATGCGTGTCTCGGCCGATTCGGCCATGCGCCTGGCGGCGGTCTACGCTTGCGTGCGCATTCTCTCGGAGACCATGGCGTCGCTCCCCCTGGTGGTCTACCGACCTCGCAAGGACGGTGGCAAGGACCGGGTGACAGACCACTGGCTCTACCAGTTGCTGGGCAAACGGCCCAACCGTTACCAGAACCCATTCGAGTGGCGCGAAATGCTGCAGGGTCATCTGGCCTTGAGGGGTAATGCCTTCTGTCAGATCCTGGCCAACACCCGGGGAGAGATCACCGAGCTGATCCCGATTCACCCTGACCGGGTGCGCATGGAGTTGCTCCCATCGGGCGATTACAGATACCGCATCCGGGATCAGGCAGGCTCCGAGATCGTCCTACCTCGTGGGGAGGTCTGGCATCTGAGGGGCCTGTCTTCGGACGGGCTGATTGGCTTGAGCCCCATTGAGCTCTCGCGAGAAAGCCTGGGTATGGCGCTGGCCGCGCAGGACTACGGGGCTCGGTTCTTCTCCAACGATGCTAAACCCACAGGGGGCTGGATCGAGTTCCCAGGCAACTTCAAGGACCCGGAGGCCAAGCGGGTGTTTCGGGAGTCCTATCAGGCGGCACAGTCTGGCTCGAACCGGGGCAAGGTCCTGGTGCTCGAGAACGGCATGAAGTTTCACGAGGTGGGCGTCACGAACAAGGACGCCCAGTTCCTGGAGCTGCGCAAATTCCAGATCACGGACATCGCCCGATTGTTCAGAGTGCCGCCACACATGATTGCGGATCTGGACCGGGCAACGTTTTCCAACATCGAGCAGCAAAGCCTGGAATTCGTCATGCACACCATGACGCCCTGGGCAGAGCGCTGGGAAGCATCCATCGAATCTGACCTACTCCCAGATGGAGACGCCCTGGAGATCGAGTTTGACTTTGCCAATCTGATGCGAGGGGATGCGGCCAGCCGCTCGGCGTACTACCAAAGCGGCATCCAGAACGGCTGGCTCACCCGCAACGAGGCCCGCATCTCGGAAAACCTCAACCCGATCGCAGGGCTCGATCAACCGCTGCGGCCGCTGAACATGGTGGAAGAAGAGGATGCAGAGGATGCGGAAATCGAATCTCAGGATGCCGACACCGATGACAGTCCTGAATCAGACCAGCAATTGAGCCTGCGCCTGCGAAAGCTGGTTGAGTCCAACGCCCAGAGACTGGCCCGTCGCATCTGCAAAAAAGGTGCTCTGGGCACCAACGAAATCAACCTGATTGCCCAGACCTTCAGCCTGCCTCCATCGGCAGTAGAGGACTGGGCGCAGGGGGCTCCATCACTCGAGGATGAACCGGCGCTGTTCCGGTCCCTCACTCAATTGGGTATTCACACAGGAAAAGACACATGAACAGACAACTTCTGCTCTCCGAATTTTTGACCACCCCGTGGGCCCTGATGCCCGAGCGGCTGCAGGCCATGGCCGGGGTCTTGACCCGCTGGTCGGCGGGCGAGCCTCCAACTGATGAGGCCATGTTCCAGATCCAGTCGGAGCGGGTGCTGCGCGATACCCGCAAACAGATGGCTGCAGCCAATGCGGGCTCTGGCATTGCCGTGCTGCCTCTGTACGGCGTGGTCACCCAGCGGGGCAACATGGTCGATGACATCTCCGGACCCGGCAGCACCAGCACCCAGCAATTCACCTCGGCCTTGCGCCAGGTCCTGGCCGACGACACGGTGGGCCAGATTCTGATCGACATCGACAGCCCCGGTGGCAGCGTGTATGGCGTTGCCGAACTCGCCTCGGAGATCGTCAAGGCCCGAGCCCAGAAACCCGTGGTGGCCGTGGCCAACAGCCTGTCTGCCTCGGCGGCTTACTGGATTGGCTGCTCGGCCAGTGAGTTCTACGTGACCCCTGGCGGTGAGGTGGGCTCCATTGGCGTGTGGCAGGCGCACTTTGACTATTCGAAAGCGCTGGAAGAAGAGGGCGTCAAAACCACCCTGGTCTCGGCTGGCAAGTTCAAGGTCGAGGGCAACCCTTATGTGCCGCTCGACCCTGAGGCTCAGGCCTTCATGCAGTCTCGTGTGGACGACTACTACAACGCCTTCATCCAGGCTGTGGCTGTTGGCCGGGGCGTGTCGGTCGACGATGTCCGAAACGGCATGGGCGAAGGCCGGGTGCTCGGAGCTGATGCTGCCTTGGCGCAACGCATGGTCGATGGCATCGCGTCCTTTGACGACGTTCTGGCCCGCATGCAGGCCAAGGTCACAGGCAAGGCCGTTCGCAGTCAGCCTCAGAAAAGCCATTCCCGACTGAAACAGGCGCGAGACGCTCTCGCACTGGTTTGATGCTGGTCTGATTTCAACCCTTTCCCTTGCAGTCCTCCGTTGAGGGCTGCGCCCCCCTGCGACCCGTTGGTCGTGATCCCTGTCGCCGCCTTGAGTCATTTCGACCAGGCGGCTTTTTCATTTCTGGAGATAAACCAATGAGCAAGCAATTGCGTGAGCTTCAGTCTCGCAAAGCCACCCTGGTCAAGGACGCACGTGCCCTGACCGATATCGCTGCCGCTGAGCAGCGCGACATGAACGACGAAGAAGTCGTAGCCTTCGAAGCCCTCAAGGCCAAGATCGAAGCAACTTCAGCCGCCATTGACCGTGAAGCTGCCCTGATTGCCGAAGAGGCGCAGATGAACCATCCCTCTCAACTGACCACGGCCTCCGTGATCACGGTGGTGGACAACGCCGCCGCTGATCCCAAGCACGGCTTCAAGAGCGTGGGCGACTTCCTCAAGACCGTGCGCCAGGCGCAAAACCCCGGCGCTTCCATTGATGAGCGTCTGTTGATCGGCTCGGGCCGAAACGCCGTGGCGCCTGCCACCTTCGGTAGCGAAGGCTCCGCCCAGGACGGCGGCTTTCTGGTTCCGCCTCAGTTCGCCCAGGAAATCTTCCAGTTGTCTCTGGGCGAGGACTCCCTGCTGCCCATGACCGACAACGTGGAGATCACGGGCAACACCATGGCCTTCCCCAAGGATGAGAGCACGCCCTGGGGCACCAACGGCATCCGTGCCTACTGGCAAGGTGAGGCCGCTTCGGCCAACGGTACCAAGCCGGTGCTTGGCCTGTCGACCCTGCGCCTCAAAAAGCTCATGGCCTTGGTGCCAGTGACCGACGAGTTGCTGGACGACACCAATGCCCTGTCGACCTACCTGCCCGACAAGATCGCCACTTCCATTCGCTGGAAGACCAACGAGTCGATCCTGTTCGGCTCGGGCACTGGCCTGCCGGTGGGTTGCATGAGCAACGCCACCACGGTGACCGTGGCCAAGGAATCGGGTCAGGCCACGCAGACGCTGCTGGCGCAGAACCTGGCCAAGATGATCTCGCGCCTGCCACCCGGCTCGTTTGGCAAGTCGGTCTGGATCGTCAACAACGACGTGCTCCCGGCGCTCTTCACGCTAACCCTGGGCAACTACCCGATCTATCTGCCCACCGGCATGAACCCGGGTGGCATTCAGGTCTCGCCCTACGGAACGCTGCTCGGTCGCCCGGTGATCGTCTCCCAGCACGCCAACACCTTCTCCTCTGCGGGCGATGTGCTCCTGGCGGACCTGTCGTACTACCAGACCATCACCAAGGCGGGTGGCATGCAGACGGCCACTTCCATGCACCTGTATTTCGATGCGGACCTCACGGCATTCCGCACCACGTTCCGCATGGATGGCCAATCCAAGATCGCCGCGCCGATCACCCCCGCTAAGGGCAGCACGACCATGTCGCCCTTTGTCCAACTGGGCGCTCGCTGATCAGGCGCCTGACCATCAAGGAGAATTACATGTTTCCCAATGCAAAAGGCAGCGAGCTGTTCTCGGTTCTGGCCACCATCGACCCGGCCAGCCAGGCCGTCGGTACCACCTCTACCGGCTGGATCTCGGCCGGTAACCACCACAACCTGCTGGCGTTCATCCAAAGCGGCGCTTTGGGTACCAACGCCACGCTGGATGCCAAGCTCCAGCAGGCACAGGATGCCTCGGGCACCGGTGCCAAGGACCTGACGGGCAAGGCCATCACGCAGCTCACTCAGGCTGCCAGTGGCTCGGCCAAGCAGGCGCTGATCAACCTGCGTCCGGATGAGCTGGATGTGACCAACGGATATGCCTTCGTGCGTCTGTCGGTGACCGTGGGCGTGGCCGCCAGTCTGACGGCAGCCCAGGTGCTTGGCGTCAACCCCCGGTTTGCGCCTGGCGACGCCAATAACCAGGCCGCTGTGGTCCAGGTGGTCTAAGGCATCGAGGAGAGCAATGCATGCCTATGCAGTTGATCACCCCGCCTGCAGGAGAGCCGGTTTCGCTTGCTGAAGCCAAGCTCCACCTGCGGGTGGACTTCGATGACGACGACAGCCTGATTCAGGTCCTGATCTCGGCCGCCCGACAGGCCGCTGAGACGCTGACCAATCGGCAACTCGTCACGGCGCGCTGGCGGATGGTGCTCGACAGCTTTCCCGGACCCAGCCTGATGGGTGTGCCCGCAGGGCAGACCTTCACGCTGCCCGGGCACGCTGTTTTGCTGCCCAAATCGCCCGTGCAATCGGTGGTGGAAATCCGCTATCTGGACATGGCGGGTGCCTGGCAGGTCATGCCAGCAGCGAACTACACCGTTGACAGTGCCTGCGAGCCTGCCCGCATCACCCCCGTGTTCGGGCAGATCTGGCCAATTCCCTTGCCTCAGATCGGGGCCGCGAGCGTGATCTTTGATGCCGGATATGGCGACGCTTCGGCGGTGCCTGAGGGCATCAAGACCTGGATCAAGCTGCGCTTGGGCTCTCTGTACGTCCACCGCGAGGAGGTGGCATCGATGACGCGAGGGCGTATTGACCCCTTGCCCTTCATCGATGGCCTGCTCGATCCCTACAAGGTACCTTTGATATGAGGCCTCTATGAACCCGATCGGAGCCGGAACGCTGGGCCGCCGTATCAAGATCCAGCGCCCCAGTACCGTCAAAGACAGCTTAGGCGCGCCCAGCCGCACATGGATCGATGTGGCCACGGTGTGGGCAGACATCCAGCCTTTGTCTGGACGAGAAGCTGTGATCGCCAGCCGGATCTCGGCCGAACTCACGCATCAGATCACGGTGCGTTACCAGAGCATTTTTGACAACCCGCAGTTGGTGGCCCAGTACAGGGTGCTCTACAGGGCGAGGATCTTCAACATTCATTCTGCCTTGAACGAGGACGAGAAACGTGTCCTGGTCATCCTGCTGGCCAGGGAAGGTTTGGACGATGGCTAAACATGAACGCTTCAAGGTCGAGGGCTTGGCTGAATTGGCCAAAGCCCTGCGCGAATTGCCCGATCGAGTGGCCAAGAACGGCCTGCGCGTCTCGGTCTATGCCGGGGCCAAGGTCATCCGCGATGAAGCCCGCATGCGTGCGCCCAAAGCGGCCGAAGTCCTGGGACCGAATCAGCCGCCACCGGGCACGCTCAAGCGCTCGGTGATCATGAAACAGATCCCTGAGCTCTCCAGCCTCACGCGCCAGACCTTCTTTGTGACGGTGCGACATGGCAAGAAGTACCGCAAGCAAGGCAAGAAGGGCAACCTCTCGCAAGATGCCTGGTACTGGCGTTTCGTGGAGTTTGGCACCCGAAAAATGCGCGCGCGGCCATTTCTGAGGCCTGCCCTGGAAGCCAAGCGGCGTGAAGCGGTGCAGGCGATGAAGGACCGATTGAGTGAGCGCATCGAGATGGAAGCCAAGAGCCTTTTCAGAGGTCAGCAGAGGAAGTAGCCGTGCAGGATTTCTTTGACGCAATCAAGGATTTGGCTGGTGGTGAGGTCTACGCGCTTGTCGCTGCAGAAAACACCCAGTACCCGGCCATCGTCTACACGCCCATCGTGCAGGAGTACATCTTCGGGATCGATGGACCGCACGGCCTGCAGCGCGTGCGCGTGCAGGTCGACACCTACGCCAGAACGTACCAGGAGGTCTTGCACCTGCAAGACCAGGTCCTGGCTGCGCTGCTGGCGGACAAGAGCGCCGTCGCCGATGTGCGCATGGGGCTCAGTGAATTTGAAGATCAGGCCCGGCTGTACCGGGTGAGCGTGGACTACACCTACCACCGGCCGGTGGGTTCACCGTGAAACAAGGAGCATCTGCATGAGCAGCACCGCAATCACCGCGCAGGGCATTGCCATTGCCCGGTTTGGCACCACCGCCTTTGAAACCATCCCCAACGTGGTCTCGTTTCAAGGCCCTGGTGGGCAGGCCGCCGTGATCGACGTCACCAATCTGGCGTCCACCGCCAAGGAAAAGCGCGTAGGTCTGCGCGACGAGGGGCAGTTGTCCTTGACCCTGCACTACAACCCCGACGATCTGGTGCATCAGGGCCTGAGAACCGACCGGGCCAACCGGGTGCGCCGCCAGTTCAAGATCACTTTTACCGACACCAACCCTGCCACCTGGACCTTCTACGGCTATGTCACGCACTTCAGCGTGCAAGGCGGTGTGGATGCGGTCGTGCAGGCCTCCGTGACCATCGAAATCGATGGCGACATCACCGAAACTTAAAGAGAGACACCCCCATGTTGACCCGTGAACAAATCCTGCAGAGCGACGATCTGCCCCGTGAAACTGTCCAAGTCCCGGAGTGGGGCGGTGAGGTGCAGGTGCGCACCATGACCGGTACCGACCGTGATGCCTTTGAGGCCAGCTTGATTGGCAAGGAAGGCCGCCTTGAGAACGTCCGTGCCCGCCTGGTCTCGCTCACCTTGTGTGATGAGACAGGCAACCGTCTTTTCAGCGATGGTGACATCACGGCGCTCGGTGGCAAGAGCGCCAAGGCACTGGACCGTGTGTTTGCCGTGTCCCAGCGTCTGAACGGCATTGGCGCTGATCAGGTGGACGCCGCAAAAAACGCCTGATCGCCCATCCTTCGCGGCGCTTTGTGTTTCGGCTGGCGCTGGCTTTGGGCCTGCCGGTGCGCGAGATGCTCGCATCGATGGGATCGGATGAGTTGACCGAGTGGATGGCGTACTACCAACTCGAGCCCTTTGGGGACTACCGGGCCGATTACAGATCCGGCGTGGTGGCCTCCACCTTTGCCAATGCCCACCGGGCCAAGGATGCGGGGCCGTTTCGGCCAGAGGACTTCATGCCCTTCCTCGAAAAACCGCAACCCACCCAACCTCAAGACGAAACACAACTCAATGTGGCCCGGTTCAAGGCCATGTTCGCGCACAAGGTAGGCAAGCAACATGGCTGATATCGGCTCCCTGGTGATCAAACTCGCAGCGGAAACGGCCGAGTTCCGCGAAGACCTGGGCAAGAGTGCGCTGCTGTTGGAGCGCCACGCCGAATCCATGCGTGGTTCCTTGGAGAAGGTAGCCGAGGTCGCAAAGACCACCTTTGCCATCGCCATTGGCGTCGAATCGGTTGGTGCACTCAAGGAGTTGGTGGCCCACACACTGGAAACGGTGGCCGCACTGCAGGATCTGGCCGAGCAGACCGGGGCGAGTGCCACGGCTCTGTCTGGCTTTGCGCCGGTGGCCACCATTTCAGGTGTGGCCATGGAGCAAATCGGCGTGGGCCTGACCAAGCTCTCCAAAGGGCTGGCAGGAGTCGATGATGAAACCAAGGGGGCCTCACAGGCCCTGCAGTATTTGGGCGTGAAGGCCAAGGATGCGGGGGGCAACCTGCGTGATCCAGCTGAGGTCATGAACGACATTGCCCTCAAGCTCTCGAACTTCGAGGACGGGGCGGGCAAGACGGCCATTGCGCTTGAACTGTTCGGCAAGTCTGGAGCTGGGCTGCTGCCCTTCCTCAAGGACCTGGCTGCCAACCAGGATCTGAACATCCGGCTCACTGAAGCAGAGATCGAATCTGCTGAAAAAGCCTCGAAGGCGCTGGGCCGCATGCGGGCCGAGCACAACTTCGTCGCCCAGACCATCGTCACGGCCGCGCTTCCTGCCCTCGAAGAGCTGGTGGGTGAGCTCAAGGCCGTGATGCTGGGCACGCACAACACGGCTGAGGCCATGGTCAAGCTGCGAGACGACGGCACGCTCAAGACCTGGGCGCAGGACACGGCCTATGGCATTGCCATCGTGATCGATGCGCTGCGCGGTGTGATCCAGATGGCCAAGGCGGTGATGGGCAGCTTCGAGGCGGTCTGGGCCGATATTGAGTTGCTTGGCACTTTCCTCGCTGGTGGCAAGGGGCTGAACCCGTTTTCCGAGGAGAACCAGGCCACCCTCAAGACCGCACTGGAAAAACGCAACGCGATCGTCGAAAAGGCCAATCAGACCTACGTTGACCTCTGGAAAATGCCGCTTCTGGCCGATGCGGTCAAGGAGCGTTTCGATGCGATCAACAAGGGGGAAACCGAGGCTGCGTCTGAAGCCAAAAAACCCAAGCTGAACTACAACTCGGCCACTGGTGCGCTCACCGCAGCGGCCATGGCCAAGATCGAAAGCGACATCAAGCAGTTGCAGGGGTTGACCGATGTGGAAACGGGCCTTCTGAAGGACCGCCAAAAGATCATCGACCTTTACGAGGGGCAGGGGTACATCAGTTACAAGAATGCCAGTGAGGCCCGGCTGAACGCCCAGCAGGAATTCACAGATCGCCTGGGTGCGTTGTATGCGCAGGAAGAGTCCATCTTAAAGCGTGGCCTGGCCACCGTGGCCAAGACAGCCCAGGACAAACTCAAGCTGCAAGACAAACTCTCGGAAATCACCCTGCGCCGAGAAAAGCTCGAGCGTGAAGCTCAGCAGTCCAACCTCGAGCGCGAAATCAAGCTTCCGGGTGAAACACTCAAAGACCTGCAAGAGCAGGTGGCCAGGAGCCAGGGTCAGCTGCGATCGACTGAAGAGCAAATCAAGGTCCTTCGTGAAACCGGATCGATCAGCGAGATCGATGCGCTCAAACGTCTGTCCGCTGCCAGGCGCTCCAGCGCCGATGAGTTGGCGGATTTCGCGGCCAAGGCCAGAGAGCTGGTGGAGGCCACGCCTGGCAACGACAAGTTGGCCGAATCGTTTCGGCGCATCGAGGAAGCGGCCCGTCAGGCAGCCGATGGAGCGACCTTGTTGGGGCAACGGGCCCTTGAGTTGTCAGACCCCGGCGCGGGATTCTCCAAGGCGTTGCGCACCCTGGGTGAAGAAACCGAGCAGGTGGGCAAGCAGATGGAGGCGGTGACCACCAAGGCGTTCAATGGGATGACGGATGCGCTCACCAACTTCGTGATGACGGGCAAGCTCGACTTCAAGTCGCTGGCCACCTCCATCATCTCTGACCTGATCCGCATTCAGATCCAGCGGGCCATCACGCTGCCCATGGCCAAGGCGCTGGGCAGCATGTTCGGGTTTGCCGATGGCGGAATCATGACCTCATCGGGCCCCTTGCCGCTGCGAGCGTATGCAAGTGGCGGGGTGGCCACCACGCCTCAGTTGGCGGTCTTTGGCGAGGGTTCCATGGCCGAGGCCTATGTGCCGTTGCCTGATGGTCGCTCGATCCCCGTCACGATGAACCAGTCCTCGTCCGGGGGCGGTGATGTATTCAACATCTCGGTCAATGTGGCCGAGGGTGGGGTGACCAGCAGCGCAGGGCAGGGCAAAGACCTGGGGCGGGCGATTTCCAGCGCGGTGCGCCAGGAGCTGCTCAACCAAAAGCGGGCCGGAGGTCTGCTGGACCTGCGTCGGCAGTGATGTATTGAAGGATTTTCATGGCGACATTTACATGGATCGCCTCGATTGGGGCGTCCCTCACCCTCAAACCCAATGTCCGCAAGGTCTCCTTTGGAGACGGGTATGAGCAGCGCCTTGCCTACGGCATCAACACCCAGCCCGAGGTCTGGTCGCTGGAGTTCCGGGGCAAGTCCACGGCAGACGCTGCAGCGATCGACAACTTTCTGCGCGCACGGGGCGCGGTGCAGTCCTTTGACTGGACCACCCCGAGCGGCATTGTGGGCAAGTTCCTCTGTGAGGAATGGAGCCGCAGCATCGAAGAACCCAATTTGGAAAACATCCACGCCACCTTTCGGCAGGTGTTTGATCTGTCATGACCAGCCAAGCGATCACCTCAGAAATTCAGAAGCTGGCCCCGAGCGCGGTCATCGAGCTCTTTGTGCTGGACCTGTCTCTCTTCAACGAGGGGGTGGTTCGGTTTCACGCGGGTACCAATGAGCTGCGCCGTCAGGTGGTCTGGCAGGGCAACACCTACGAGCCGTTTCCCATTCAAGCCGAAGGCTTCGAGTTCAACGGCAACGGTCAGGTGCCGCGCCCCAAGCTCAAGGTGGCCAACGTCACAGGCAGCATCACCGCGCTCATCCTGTCCTACCAGGACCTCGTGGGGGCCAAAGTCACCAGAAAGCGCACGCTCCTGAAGTACCTGGATGCGGTGAACTTTGCCTCTGGGGCCAACCCGACAGCGGACGCCACGGCTGAATTCGCCGACGATGTGTATTTCATTGACCGCAAGTCGCGTGAAACCCGCGATGTGGTCGAGTTCGAGTTAGCCGCTGCCTTTGATTTGGAAGGGGTATCTCTGCCCCGGCGGCAGATCGTGCAAAACGTCTGTCCCTGGCAGTACCGGGGTGCTGAGTGCGGTTACACCGGCACTGCGTACTTCAACGCCAATGACGAAACCGTGAGCTCACGAGCGCAGGATGCCTGCGGCAAACGCCTGGTGTCCTGTCAGAAGCGCTTTGGCGTGAACGCCGAGCTGCCCTTTGGCGGGTTTCCTGCAGCGGGGTTGATCCGGTAATGCTCGAGACCAACCAGACGCTGGCGCTGGCCCATGCTGCTCGGGAGTTTCCCCGCGAAGCCTGTGGCTTGCTCGTCATTCACAAGGGCCGGGAGTCCTATGTCCCATGCCGCAATATCGGCGTGGGCACCGACCAGTTTGTGATCCACCCCGAGGACTATGTGCGCGCCGACCAGCTCGGCGAAATCGTGGGGGTGTTTCACTCTCACCCCAACTTGAGCCCTGAGCCCAGCCAGGCGGACCGTGTGGCCTGCGAGGCCACGGCGCTGCCCTGGTTCATCGCGAGTTTCCCGGCGGGGCAGTGGATTGAGCTTCGCCCGCAAGGCTACGCTGCACCCTTGGTCGGACGCGAGTGGTCGCATGGCGTGCTTGATTGCTACTCGTTGATCCGGGACTGGTACGACCAAGAGCGCGGCATCGATCTGCCGGATTTCACCCGCTTTGACGAGTGGTGGAAGCGTGGCGAAAACCTGTACCTCGACAACTTCGCTGGCGCAGGCTTTCATGTGGTGGAGCCAGGTGAAATGAATTTGGGTGATGTCCTGCTGATGCAGGTCGCATCGCCCGTACCCAACCACGCCGCAATCTACCTGGACGATGGCCTGATCCTTCATCACCTGCAGGGCAGGCTCTCCAGCCGGGATGTGTATGGCGGCTACTGGCAAAAGATCACCACCCACACCTTGAGACACGAGTTCCTGCATGGTCACGATCCTTCTTCTCGGTGAACTGGGCAAGCGCTTCGGGCGACGCCACAGGATGGCGGTGGCTTCAGCGGCTGAGGCCGTGCGCGCTTTGTGCGCCAACTTTCCCAGATTCGAGCGGGAGCTGGTGGCCTCGGGTGAGCGCGGGGTGGGCTACCGGGTGCTGGCTGGGCGTGACGCCTTGAGCCTGGACCGGTTGCACGAGCCCAGTGGCCAGCAACGCATCACTATCGCGCCGGTAGTATCTGGGGCAGGAGGTAACGGTCTGGGTCAGATCCTCTTGGGCGCTGCCTTGATCGCGGTGTCCTGGTGGAACCCGATGGGCTGGGCTGCAGCGGGCACTTTCCTGTCCCAGGCCACTTTGTATTCGGTGGGCACATCCATGATTTTGGGAGGTGTGGCCCAGATGATTGCTCCAACGGCCAAGGCGCAGGATCCGTCCGAGCGACCTGAGAACCAGCCCAGTTATGTCTTCAACGGGGCGGTCAACACCACGGCGCAGGGTCATCCCGTACCCGTGGGTTACGGCCGCCTCATCGTCGGTTCGGCCGTGATCAGCGCGGGAATTGATGTGGACGAGATCGCAGTATGAACACCCCTGAGTCTGGATTGATCATTGGCGCAGGCGGTGGCGGCAAGGGTGGAGGCGGCAGCGCCCGTGTGGCGCAAGAAGCGCCGGACAGCCTGCGCTCCAAGGCCTACGCCCGGGTGGTGGATCTGGTCTGCGAAGGTGAGATCGAAGGGTTGGCTGCTGGCCTGCACTCGGTGTACCTCGATGACACCCCGATCCAGAATCCCGATGGGAGCTACAACTTCACGGGGGTCACGCTCGAAACCCGACCCGGCACCCAGCAGCAAAGCTACGTCCCCGGCTTTTCTTCGGTAGAAAACGAGGTGGCCGTGGGCGTGGAGTGCAAGGCCAACCAGCCGGTGGTGCGAACCATCAACGACCCTGATGTGGATGCCGTGCGCATCAAGGTCAGCATCCCAACCCTGACGCTCCAAGACACCACGAACGGAGACCTCAACGGAACCTCTGTCAGCTATGCGATCGACGTGCAGGCGCGCGGAGCCGGGTATGTGCAGGTTCTGGCCGACACGGTGTCCGGCAAGACCACCTCACGCTACCAGCGCAGTTACTACATCCCTTTGACTGGCACCGGTCCCTGGGATGTGCGCCTGCGCCGCATCACTGCCGATTCGACCCAGACCAGCCTACAGAACAAGACGTTTCTGGAGTCCTACACCGAGGTCATCGAGAGCAAGCTGCGCTACCCCAACAGCGCCCTGATGGCACTGCGGGTGGATGCCTCTCAGTTCACCTCAATTCCTCGGCGCAGCTATGACCTCAAACTCCTGCGTGTTCGGATCCCCTCGAACTACTTTCCCGAGACCCGGTCGTACACCGGGGTTTGGGACGGGACCTTCAAGGTGGCCTGGACGGACAACCCAGCCTGGTGCTTTTATGACCTGGTGACAAATACCCGCTACGGACTGGGCAGTTTCATTCCCGAGTCGCAAGTGGACAAGTGGGCGCTGTACCGGGTGGCCCGCTACTGTGACGAGCTTGTGCCGAATGGCCTGGGCGGCTATGAGCCGCGCTTCACCTGCAACCTGTACCTGCAAAGCCGCGAGCAGGCCTACAAGGTGGTGCAAGACATGGCTTCGATCTTTCGGGGCATGGCTTATTGGTCCGGCGGTGCCATCACGGTCACGCAGGATGCGCCCCAGGATCCTGTCTACCAATTCACGGCTGCCAATGTCCTGGGTGGCGAGTTCGCCTACCAAGGATCGTCCGCCAAGGCTAGGCACACCGTGGCTCTGGTCAGTTGGGTGGATCCTGATGATTTCTACCGCCAGAAGGTGGAATACGTCGAGGACATAGCGGGCATTGCACGCTATGGTGTGGTGCAGGCCGATGTGGTGGCCATGGGCTGCACCTCTCGTGGCCAGGCCAACCGGGTGGGCAAGTGGCTGCTGTACTCCGAGCAGTCTGAATCGGAAATCATCACTTTCCGCACGGGGCTGGAAGGCGCTGTTGTTCGTCCCGGCGATGTCATCAAGGTTGCAGACAGCAGCCGGGGTGGCCTGCGCTTGGGGGGACGCATCGTTGCGGCAACCACGGTAAGCGTCACGCTGGATCAGGACCTTCCCGCCGGATCTTGGCGCATCTCTGTGCTGCTGCCCACGGGAGCGGTGGAGGAACGCCAAGTCGGATCCCTGTCTGGCCGCACAGTCGGTGTGACCAGCGCATTCTCTACGGCACCTCAGGTGGGTGCCATCTGGGTGCTGGCCTCCACCCAAGTGGAGACGCAACTGTTCAGGGTGGTGCAGATCGCGGAGAGCGAACCAGGCATCCATGAGGTCACGGCACTGGCACACAACCCGAGCAAGTACGATGCCATCGAGCGGGGGCTGGCACTGCAGCCGCGCGACATCACGGTGCTTTCAACTACGCCGGTGGCCCCTACGGGTCTCACGGTCACTGAGAGTCTTTACCGGGTTAAGGATCAGGCGCTGGTGCTCATTCAGGTGGGCTGGGAGCAGGTCTTCGGTGCTTTGGAGTACCAGGTGGGCTACCGGGTCAATGGTGGCAATACCATCACCTTGCCCCGCGTCTCCAGCACCTATCTGGAGATTCGTAACGCAGAGGCCGGGGACTATGTGTTCACCGTGCGGGCCGTAGGGGTGTCCGGCAAGCTTGGGGCTTCGGCCACGCTGAGTCAGGCCATCCTGGGCAAGCTGCAGCCGCCCGATGATGTGCAGGACTTTTTTGTCCTGCGCCGCACGACCGATTTGATGCTCAGTTGGAGCGCGAACACCGATGCCGACCTGGCCGGGTACGAGGTTCGCGTTGGCACGGGCTGGGATGCGGGTACTCTGGTTGGGCAGACCGCTGGCACCCAGCTCGTGCATGACCAGAGTGAATCTGGCCAGTACAACTACTTCATCCGGGCCTTCGACACCTCGGGCAAGTACAGCCAGCACGTCACCACCTTTCTGTTGACTCTGCTGGCACCTGCTGCGGTTCGACAGTTCGATGTGGTGCAGTCTGCCAACCGGCTGGAGTTTCGGTGGCTGCCCAATGCCGAGCCCGAGGTGGTTGCCTATGAGCTGCGCGAAGGCACGGCCTGGGACACCTCGATCTTCATTGCCGAGGTCAAGTCCAGCAGCTTCACGCTGCCCTCGGGCTTTGATGGTGAGCGCAATTTCTGGATCAAGGCGATCGCATCGCCTGGCATCTACTCTAACGATGCCACCTTCGTCTCGACTGTTGTAGCGCAGCCTCAGAATGCCAACCTACTGGTCACCATCGATGCGCAGGCCACCCGGTTTCCCGGGGTGAAGCATTTCGCATCGGTGGAGTCGGTCAACAGCTTGGACGTGCTACGCATGGACAGTGGCGTGGCGCAGTCTGAGTATCTGTTCGAGGTGAACCTGCCCACCAGCTATCGGGCACAGAACACATTACTGGCCAGTATCGGAGCCACTTTGGACGACCGGGAGACTTGGTCAACGGCGAACTATGTCTGGAGCGGCAATGCGGCCAAACGGCAGTGGACCTATGACGGCGCTCTCAAAAGCATCGAGGCCCGCTTCCAGATGGCGCGCGAAGACACGTTGCAGGCGGGTGAGCTGTATGGCTGGCGTCTCAATGGGGCACTGGCTGGGTATGGCAACCCCGCGAGCAGTGAAGCCGTTGGCGTGAGCTATGGCGACGGGCGCTACGGCAGCGGGGTACTCATCAAGGACACAACACGGGTCTCCTGGGGTGTGAATATTCCGGGGGTGTTCCATGTGAGCTTTTGGTTCATCCCGAACCAGATCACCACATCGGTCATCTGGACAGCTACTGGGGCCGCAGTGAGCTTGCTTGTCGGGTTCGATGCGGCGGCAGGCAGCTTCTTTCTGGAAGACCACCTGTTCAACCGAATCGTGGTGCCATACCCCTTGAACGTGAGCGATCGAGTTTGCATTGGCGTGTGTCAGACGGCCACCGAGCGCAGGCTCTTTGTCGGAAAGATGGGCGCAGAGGTTCAAAGCGCAAGCAGCCCACTGCTTCCCACAGCCGGTTACACGGCACTCAAGCTGTACTGAACCTAAACCTGAATCCTCATCACCACCACGCCGGGCGTTGCATCGAAAGGTGCAGCGCCCGTTTTGTTTAAAGAAACGGAATACTCCATGATTGAAGAAGGCATGAGCATCAAGGGCTCGATCACGCTGCTGCTGGCCAAGCCCACGGGCGAAGTCGAGGTGATCCACAAGGACAACATCATCGTCAACGGCGGCTTCGACTTCGTGGCCGATGCGATTGGCAATTCGGCCAGTCGCCCTGGGGTTATGGGATGGATCGCAGTGGGTACCGGCACCACTGCTGCTGCTGCCACGCAGACTGCGATGGTCACCGAGATCAAGCGCAACGCGGCCACCTACGCCCACACTGCGGGCACCAAGGTGTTCACCTTCACAGCCAGCTACGCAGCCGGTGACGCTACTGGGGCGCTCACGGAAGCAGGTGTCTTCAATGCCGCTTCGGCGGGCATCATGTTTGACCGAGTGGTCTTCCCTGTGGTGAACAAGGGTGTGGACGACAGCCTGACTGCCGTCTTCACCTTCACCATGAGCTGATCGGGCATTTGAGATGGCCGAGACCGTCAACGTTTCCAGTTCTCCAGGGGCGAACTACACCTGGACGTCCGGCAAGTTCGCCTGGAGCAGCGCCACGGCAGGCAAGAACTGGTCATCGGCTTACCCTGCTGTGTATGCCCTGAGCGTGGCCACGGATCTGAGCTTTGCCGAGTTGGTCCAGAAACTGGGCATCAAGCGCAGTTCCGAAAACCTGACGTTCTCGGAAAAGCCCAGCCGCACTGTGGCGCTCAACAAGTTCGAGACCCTGAACTTCGTGGAGACCTACACCGACCTGATCGCCTTTGTCCTGCGCTTCGTCGAGTCGCTGACCTTCTCGGAAAAGTACGCCCGCTCTGGCAGCAAGGCCGTGTTCGAGGTGTTTCAGGTGGGGGAGGGATTGGCGCGGCAGCTGGTATGGCGCAAATACGAGACGCTGGCGCTGGCCGAGACCTACACCGACCTCATTGCGTTCATCCTGAGGGTCTCCGAGAGTTTCAGCCTGGCCGAGAAACCCGCCAAGGGGATGACCAAGGCTCAGGCTGAGAGCTTTGGCATGAGCGACACGCTGGCCAAGTCTCAGGTCAAACGCATCTCGGAAGCGGTCAGCTTTGCCGAAGCGCTGGGGCGTACCGTCGCATATCGGCGGTCCATCAATGAAGGCTTTGCGATTGGCGAGGCACTCAAGCGTGCCCAGACGCTCAAACTCAGTGAAGTCTTTGGCTTGGCCGAGCAGTACCGTCGCCGGGCCAACGGTGTCATTAGCGACATGATCGTTGCCAGCACCGAGATCACCGAGCAGGACTTCATGGACATCCTGGAGTCCGGTCATCCCCCCGGGTACTCCAACTTCCGGGATTTCATCCAGGGCGACTACACCTACCAGCGGGCGCTTTTCAGGGCGATCCTGACTTCCAGCAATGCCGACCGTGGCTACATCGATGGCTTGAGGGTGACGGTGGACGTTCCCGATGTCTTTGATCGGGGCACGGCGCAGGTGGTCACAGCCGCCAATGGCGTGACCGTGGTGTTCACCAGGCAGTTCCGCGTGGCACCTGAAGTCACGCTGACCTTCAAAGGCGGCACCACGGTATCCGTCCCCCGAATCCTGGGTTCAGTCACCACCACCGGCTTTACCGCTGTCCTTGAAAACACCTCTGGTACGCGAGTGACCGGGGCCATCTCCTGGGTCGCACAGGGTTACTGAAGAGAAACCAAATGCAGAACTACACCGAAATCCCATCCTCCACGACGCTCTCGGATTCCTTGTCCCAGATCCTGAACAACGACAAGACGGCGCTCTCACTCTCCAGTGGCACTTCCTTTCCGACGGTGAACCTACAGCAAGGCATGCCGTGTTTCAGGACCGATGAGCAAAAGCTCTACGTCCTCACCGTGGTCAGCCCCGCCACTTGGAAGATGGTCATTGACCTGTCGGCCACAGTGGGCAAGGTGGCCAATGCAGACCTGCTCGATGGCATTGACTCGACAGGCTTCGCGCTGGCTGGGCATAACCACGATGCTGCCTATGCCGCGCTGGGACACAACCACAACGCTGCGTACCTGGGCATCACGGCCAAGGCAGCCGACGCCGATAAGCTCGATGGCTACGACTCCACAGCCTTTGTGCGCTCGGTCAACGGCTATGGGCCGGATGTGAATGGAAATTCCACCGTGCCGATCGACCTGTCCAGCCGCGTGGCCAAATCCGGAGACACCATGTCCGGCACGCTGACGGTGCCACGCCTGCAGATCTCCAGTACGGCCAATTACCTGGACATGGTGGACCAGGACTGGGGTACTCGCTTCTTGCACCACAACCAGGGACTCATGGGATTTCTGAAATCCGATGGCAACTGGGACATGTACATGAACAACAGTGGCCAGATGTGGACCGCCAATTACGGCTGGCTGCACGACTATTTTTTCAGTGCAGTCAGCAACTGCTTTCGGAGTTCAAACCCGAGCGCAGGTTGGCAAGGAGCACCGAATTGCACGGCCAATACCGGTGACTACTACAACTGCGGCGACTTTGCCCCCTATTCCGGCATCTACATGCTTCGACTCGTTGACGGTGGTTCAACGATCAGCTTTGGATCACAAACCACTCGCTACAACTGCAATTGCGATTGCAACTGCTGCTGAGGAGGGAATATGAAGCTCTATATCGGCAACAAAAATCCCCCGTTCGCACTGGATGTGGGGTTGGATGGATCAAGTCTTTCCTTCTGTGTTCGCGCCATCATGCAACGTGAGTTTATAGGTGATCCAGCGAAAGACCACGCTAATGGTGGCAAGTTTTTTGACCAATCATTGATCTCCGAATGGCGCGGTGACTTCGGGGTATTTGGGGAACCGATTTGTCAACGGACCTTGGATCTGAACTCGCTGCGGCAGCATGCAGAGTTTTCGGATCACGCCAGTTTCATGCTTTATGCACCAGTCGGCGTCATGGAGCGGTACGGAACGCCAGCGGGGTTTTTCCAGCAGACGTCCAATCTTTATGCGGCTACTTTGGCGTCCAAGATGGATGCACAGGCTTATCACGCAACGGTACTGCAGACTCATCCGTTGGGACACATTCTGGTGCCATTCAAGTCCTCTCCGCTTGAGGACTGGACTCTCGGATTCAACGTGTTTTCTCCCGAGTTGATCAAAGCCGGGCGGGACATCGAGGTTGTCCCAGCGATCACGCTGGCGTTGGTGCGCGAGGAAACGCTGCCTGTTGTGCGGTTCGTAGGGGGCAGCTCGGTCAATGCCGAGGTCAATTCCGAGGTCTTCATTGAATTCAGGTTGGAGACGCCAGATGGTGTGCCCATCATGGACAGGGATGCCGAGGTGTACTTGGAGGCTACTTCGGGGTATCTGGTAAACCGACGTATCAAAACTGTGGGTGGGCAGGGTGCCACCAGTTTCCGACCTGACGGTATGACTTCGGGAGACAGCTCGAAGATCAAGGTCGGCTTCAAGTATTTCTCCGGTACCGATGACCTGATGGTGAATGTCCTATGAGGCTTGAGCTGTTTCCGACCATGGCAGGTATCTGGGCGTTGAACCTGGGCACCGAATTTGACCGATCCCTTTGCGTGGATCTGGTCCAAGTCCATTCGGACATGAATACCGGCGGTGAGATCTGGGATCGCAAGCCACACGACATATTCGATGGATCAGTAAGCCTTGCCTCCATGTTGGCCAGCGAGGCACTGCTTGTTCTGCAGCGGGACTTCATTGGTCCGAAGGGTCGAATCATCCATCTGCAAGGCCGTGAGGTGGTTCGCACCTGTGGCGTTGAAATCATGCCGCATTCGGATGAAGACGAATGCGACTTGCAGGCGGTGTACTTCCCAAATGGCCCTGAGCTCGATCCAGGGCAGAGTCTTCACTCGCAAGTCAATCAATATGGACCGAATGCGTTTGCCATCTGCAATCCGGACTGGCGCTCATCTGGCTTTGGCAAACGCCTGATGCCCTGGGAGCAGAACGCCAAGTACTGGATCAAGCCCCACAGGGGCTTGCTGGTGGCATTTGACGCTCGGGCTGTTCATTTCCAAAAGCCGTATCCCGGCGACTCTCTCGTGGATGCACCGTTTGTGCAGGTGCTTTTGAACATCAAGGTGGAAAGACTCAATGGCTAAATTTCTGATCACTGCTTTGGATCCGCGCACAGAAGCCGTGGTGCCATTGCTATACGACAACATGGACTCGTCCCTAACGGACCTTCAAGGACGCTCTGTGGTGCAGACGGTGGACCCTTCGCTGCAGGCTACCCCGCTGGTGGCCCCAGTGACTTCCAGAGAAACACCGCTTGGGAAAATCTCTCCACGCATCCTGAAGATTTCGCTGGGCCTGTCCTGCAACTACGCCTGCGAGTATTGCTCCCAGCGCTTCGTGGCGCGCAACGACGAGACCAACCCTGCGGATGTGACGGGCTTCATGGATTCGCTGGACAGCTGGGTTCTCTCGCCACCCGAGGCGATTGAGTTCTGGGGCGGGGAGCCACTGGTGTACATCAAGACCCTGCGGCCTTTGGCCGAGGCTCTGCGCTTGAAATTTCCGCAGGCCAGGGTTTCTGTGATCACCAATGGCTCCTTGCTGAACCCCGAAGTCAATCAGTGGCTTGATGAGCTGGGGTTCACAGTCAGCATCTCCCATGATGGGCATGGCCAATCAGTGCGTGGTCCTGACCCCTTGGCTGACCCACGGTCCCGTCAAGCCATCCTGGCTCTTTACCAGCGCCTGGCACCTAAAGGGCGATTCAGCTTTAACGCCATGATCAACCGCTCCAACCAGTCTCGGGCTGATGTACAGGCATTCTTTGAGAACCTCACAGGGGACTCGAAAGTCATGATTGGGGAAGGTGGGTTTGTGGATGCCTACGACGATGGAGGCCAAGCTCTATCCCTTCAACCTGAGGAATTTCATGCATTCCGGCGATTGGCATTTCATGAAATCCGGCATGGCAAGGCAGGGCGCATCTCCAGCGTGCGGGATCGGACGATGTCCTTTGTCAATTCCATGAGGTTCAAACGCCCAGCTTCGAGCCTGGGACAAAAGTGCGGTATGGACCGTTCAGACTCCATTGCTGTGGACCTCAAAGGTAATGTCCTGACCTGCCAGAACGTCAGTGCGACTGCTGTAGCGCCAAATGGTGAGGCTCACCGCATTGGGCACATCAGTCAGATGCAGGAAGTAGCGCTCAAGACGGCAACGCACTGGTCTCACCGACAGGAATGCCCTGGCTGCCCTGTGCTCCAGGTCTGCAAGGGTGCGTGCATGTTTCTGCAGGGGCCGCTGTGGGACGTGTCCTGCGAAAACGCCTATTCGGATGCACTGCCCATCTTTGCCGCCGGGGTTGAATTCCTCACCGGACTGGTTCCCGTTCACATTGAAGGTGAACTGCGCGATGAGCGCAAGGACATCTTCGGATTTTCTGAGCAGGTGAAACCATCTCGGGATAGACCATCCAGGAGCTTTCCGATCGCGGTCGTTGCAGCCTGAACTGACCGTACCGTTTTTTAAACCGCCGCCATGGTTCGCCCTGGCGGCTTTTTTTTGGAGAAACGAATGCCAGAACCTACAAGCAGTGGGGTCGCTGGAGCAGCGGTGGCCTACAAAGCATTTGGTGGAACCGCCGCAGCGGCTGCCAGTGGAGCCACCCTGGCTGCAGTGGTGGTCATGTTGATGACGCCACCTCGCAACAAACGGGAGTGGGCAGTTGGGCTGATCAGCACCGTGGTGTCCAGCATCGGTGGTGGTGCGATGACCGTCGAGCACTTTGGACTACATCACTGGGCTTTTTCAACGGTGGGGCTCTGTGCTCTTGGTGGACTGATCTTTGCCTGTGGTCTGCCAGGATGGGCGATGGTGCGCTGGACATTTGCTTTCATCGAAAAGCGCCGTGACGACTCCATTGATGAGGTGGCCAAGGACGTGAAGGAGCTTATATGAATCCAAGTGAATTCATCATGCGGCTCACAACGGCCGCCGTTGCATCAGCTAAGGCTACAGGCGTTCCAGCCAGTATCACCATTGCTCAGGCAGCACTTGAGTCAGGGTGGGGGGAGTCTGCGCTGGCCAAGACCGGCAACAACCTCTTCGGCATCAAGGCGGACAGCCTCTGGCGCGGTCAGACCCTCACCATGAACACCAAGGAGTTCATCAAGGGGCAGTGGGTGGTGGTGCCTGCTTTGTGGCGCAAGTATCCGAGCTGGCAAGCCAGTGTGGATGACCACGCTGCATTTCTTAAGCGTAACCCGCGCTACAAGATTTGCTTCACTTGCACCACGGCCCAGGCATTTGCCAAGGCGCTGGCACAGGCAGGCTATGCCACCGATCCGGCTTATTCGGACAAGGTCATTGGTCTGATCAAGCAGCACAACCTGCTGGCCTTGGATGGAGGTGCTCCGTGAGCTGGTTCAACCGATTCTTGTTGGCCAACTGGTCACACATCCTGGATGCACTCCTGCTGCTCACAGCATTGCTGTGCGGAATGCAAATCGGGGAGTCCCGTGTTCAGATGGCCTGGGACGCTGAAAAGAATAAGTTCGCTCTGGTACAGGCCAAGCAAGAGCAACGCGTTGCTGATGTGCGTCAGTCCCAATCTCAAATCACGCAGGAGATATCACATGAATTCTCAAAAAGGTCAAAACTTCTGGCTGATCACAAGCCTAACAATCGTGTTGGCAGGGTGTGCGACATCCCCGCAACCTGCGGCGGGGATATGCCCTCCTTTTCCGAAGCTTCCGCCAGAGCTGCTCCAGCCCGCTCCGACCCTCTATCTGCTACCCAAAGAGATGCGAGAGAGGTGAGTTGCGAACAGTTGAGCGAGGATGCAGCCCAGACTACCTTGATGCTGCTGGAAGTTCAGCGCTGGTATCTGAAACAATCAATTGCTGACCCATAAAAATAAAGCCCGACTTGTCTTAGTACAAGTCGGGTCTTTTTTCGTGTCCGGAGTCAGGATTGTTCGGAAGAAAATTGCTTCTAGTCTTTCTTGTTTTTTTCGATCAAGGCAAAAAAGTTTTTCATCGCGCTAGCGTGTGCAAACCCTTCATGGATCTTGTCATCTAGGAGCTCTCTTGCAGACGGGCCGTTCTTGCAAGTCCCGCCTAATTTGATCAATGCATCAACCATTTCTGTAACTTTGCTGTGTCTGTATAGATGTGAGTATTTGGCAATGTCCAGGGGTGTATCCCCTTCATTGTCTGGAATATTTGGATCTGCGCCGCGTTCAAGTAAAAATATGGCTAAGGCATAGTATGTTTCGTCGACAGCCATAAACAGAGCTGTGCGCCCATCTTCATCGCGGAAATTGATGTCGTGCCCTGATTCAAGCAAGTAATGAACTAACCGACCATTGCCATCGCTCGCAGCTATCACGAGCGCGTCTGGTGCGTCAAGATATGGATACTGAGATAGATCTAGTGGTTCTTCGGGATATTCTTGATCGGTGGCTTCGTTCATTTGTCATCCGATTTTTTCATCACACTTTCATCCCACCCATCAAGAAAGCTTGTAAGTCTCTCCCGATTGGCACTGCGGGGCAGTCCTAACGTGACTCTTTCTAGGCGTATCACTCGATCATTTCGATTTATTTCGGCCTTTTCACGGGAGAGCTTGAAACGGGTTTGAAGATCAGGGTCCGAAAAGAACGCGATGCACTCACCTTTGTTTGCAAAATGATCTAACTCGTCCTGAGTGATGCAAAGGTAGACGTTTTTCTGGCATGTCGAGCAATGCTTCACGCCTGCTTGTTCGGTGTTAGTAAGTTCGAACCAATTCTTCGGGCACTCAAACTCCATTTCACAGTTTAAGAACTGATGCTTAGGAGCGCTAGGTGTGGACGCAGGCATGGTTAGAGGCTCTTTCTTGACTTGTTTGAAACGTTGCCACTCCCGCGTTGCATGACGATGCTGCCTGTATAGATCGCATCGGCCTCGAAATACCGTGTTTGTGTGACGTTAACGGAGTCGCCATTGCCGATTGCAAGAAAGTAATTTCCAGGGCAAAGGTTCCCGAAATTCACTGCACCGCCATTGCTTCTTCTAGATTGAACAACTCGAGAGTTTCCTGGGTTGCCAGATCGAAGCTCCACCAAAACACCTTCACCAAAGGTTTGCAGCGTGATGTTGTACTCGGTGTTGCATGCCACTGCACTTCCCGCTAATCCAAGAAGAAGCAAAGCGGATATAAAAAACTTATTCAT